CTGGGCATACTTTAAGTGCAGCAAAACTTTGTAATGATTTAATAACTTACTAATTAGATAGTTATGAATGTGTCAGGTATTTATAAGATTCAGTCTAAGGTGAAACCTAATAGGATTTACATTGGATCTGCAATAAACATTTTTAGTAGATGGAGACAACATTTAAATGAATTAAATAGAAATAAACACCATAATCTTATTCTACAAAATCACTATAATAAATATGGAAGAGATGATTTACAATTTTCTATATTATTAAGCTGTGATAAAGAAGATTTACTTAAAATTGAGCAATATTTTTTAGATTCTTACAAAACTTATTTTAATATTTGTAAAATTGCCGGAAATCATCTAGGTATAAAATATTCTAAGGAATCAAGGGAAAGGTGTAGTAAGTCTCATATAGGCAAACCTTCTAATAGAAGGGGTACAAAGACATCAGAAGAAACTAAACGCAAACAAAGTGATGCAAAGAAAAGATTATATGCTAGTGGTTATGTTAATAATAGAAAAGGTAAAAAGCTTTAAACCTAAAGATTTATGAATATTTCATTTGAAGATGCACTTTCCAGATTAGCCGAAGATCCAACAGATCTTGTTCTGTGGAGCATTGTACTTGATGCCTTCCAAAATAAGGTATCTAATACAAGGACTATTAATGGCAATCCATTAACTTCTGATATAATCTTATTATTAGCTTCTGATGATTTTGTTAACCAAGGTACTACTACTACTTTGCTACATGGCAATGCTGCTGGTAATCCATCCTGGGGAAGTGTAGTAACTAATGATATTACAAATTCTAATGTAACATATAATAAAATACAGAATGTATCTAACACAAGCAGATTACTTGGTAGAATAACTGCAGGAGCTGGTATTCTTGAGGAACTTACTGGAACTCAAGCTACAACTTTATTAGATTTATTTTCTACAGTTGCTACTACTAAAGGAGTTGTTCCTGGATCAAATGGTGTAGGAGCTTCTTATTTTTTAAGAGCAGATGGGACTTGGGCAATACCTGCAGGTTCTAATCACGCCTCTTTAGCTAATCTTGATTATGCAAGTGCCGGGCATACTGGATTTGAGCCTGAGATAACTGCAGGTACTAATCTACAATATTGGAGAGGTGATAAAACCTGGCAACTTATTTCTGGATTGGTAGGAGGTTTAATTCATAATGATTTAGGAGGATTACAAGGAGGAAGTCTTACAGAAAGGTATCATTTATCTGCTACTACTAATACTATAGTTACAGGAGCACCTATTGTGGCAATAACTACAGCTACAGCTGATGCTGTTCCTACAGGGCTAACATGCTCCGATACAGGTATTAGTATTGGGTTAGATGGATCAGAATCTGCATATGTAGAGTTAACTTGGGATGCTATTGTTACTACAACATTTGATCATTATAGAATAAGATATAAAAAAACTGCTTTTACTTACTATACATATTTAGATTCTTCTACTAATACTATAATTATAGAAGGATTAACTCCTAATACATCTTATGATTTTGGTGTAGCCAGTGTAAATAAGTATGGAACTGAATCAGCATTTTGTGCTGATATTACACAGGTTACAGCCTCTGATACTGATCCTCCTGCAACGGTCACGTCTGGTAGTGCTCTTGCAGGAATACAATATGTCATTGTTGAATGGACTAGTAATACTGAATCTGATCTTGCATCTTATAATATATATAGAAATACTGTTAATAATAGTGGTACATCATCTCTTATAGGAAATGTAATGACTAACTATTTCTTGGATGGAGGTCGTACTGGGGGGCAAGCATACTACTATTGGATCAAGGCTGTAGATACTTCTGGTAATGAAAGTACTAATTTCTCTACTGAGGTTCATGCTACCCCAAGAAATGTTGTAAGTGCAGATACTAATATTGCTCATCAGGGATGGGATCAAACTTGTGTATTTACTGCTACTGATGCTGATACAGTATCTTGGGGGGCAGGATCATTTATAACCTCTGATGGTACTACATATGCTATATCAGCTGGTAATACTGGTAATATGGCTGCTAAAACATATATATATTTTTCTACAGCTAGTCCTACAGTTTACTTAACTACCACTACCGCTTCTACCGCTGTTGGTGATGGAAAGGTAATGATTGCAATAGCTCAAAATCATGCTACAAAAACTGAAGCTACTTATGTAGTTATGAATGATGGTAGTATGCATATAGATGCTAATGATATAGTTGCTAATTCTATTACTGCTTCTCTTATAGAGGCTGGTACTATTTCTGCTACTGAAATAGATACAGATAGTATAACTTCATTAGCTAATTTAAGTATTGCTGCAAGCCAGGTATTAATTGATGGGGCAGTTTATCTTTCTAACTGGAGGCATGGTTCTGATGTAACTAAGATAGATGGAGGAGATATTTATACCGGATCAATTACTACTACTCAGCTTAATTTTACACCAGCTACAAGTACTAATGTGATTGCTACAATTAATGCATCTGCTGAAGGAATAGATATAGATGCTGATAATATTTCTATTTCTGGGTCTACCAGCTTTTCTGCCGGGTATAATCCATATACTAAAGCTGCTACCTTTGCACAAGCAGGTATTCCTACTTCAATTTCTGCAGGTGATATTTGGGTGGATACTGATGATAATAATAAGATGTACCGTGCTGCTATTGTAGGAGCAGACCAGATTACAGCTGGTGAATGGGAAGCTGTACCTGATGGTTATAAACTTGATGCAACTGGTGGATCGTATGATTCATCTGCTGGAACAGCCAGGGTTAGAATATTTCCTGATGCTAATACTGGTATTCAAGTTATTGATGATGGAGGAGCAGATGTATTTAAAACTATAATAGGAGGTACTCATGTTGGAGATGTGTATTTTGGAGATTATGCTGGAGGTAATGGTATATTTTATGATAAAAGTGCAGGTACTACACATTTTACCGGAACTGTTACAGCTTCAGCAGGTGCTATAGGTGGCTGGACTGTTGACTCTGATTCTATATATCACGGTACAGAACAAACTGGAAATGGTTATGCTGCTGACGGTCTTACTCTGCATGATGATGGAAGTTTACATGCTTCCAAGTTTTATATAAATGCTGATGGTACTGTAATGGCTGCAAATATGGATTTGTCTCATTTAATTCCTAAAACTTCAAGTGCTAATGTTAGACATTCTGATGATGGTGAAGAATCTCTTTCTTCTACAGGCTGGACTAGTATAAAAGAATTTACTTTTACTAATGGATTATTAGGACAAATAACTGTTACATTTGATTTAAAGAAAATTGAAGTTGGTGGACCAGGAGATGCTTTTGGTAGAATATATAAAAATGGGATAGCTTACGGTACCCAAAGAACTGCTGGATTAGCTTATCAAGATTTTCCTGAGAATTTTACTTATGATTGGGAACCTGGAGATACTTGTGAATTATGGGTATATTCTGCATCTGGTGTAGATGTATATGTACGTAATTTTAGAATTATGTATGATAATGATGTTGATTCGTTAATTGTTGTAGATGTTACTTAATAACTTTTGATAACAAGTTTATTAAAAATTGATAACTTTTTTATGCTAAAATATTTTTTTATTTAAAATATAATTTTTATCTTTGTAAAATAATTTAAAATATTTTGATATGAGTTCAACTAAAACTACTTTGGTAGATGGAAATGGTAAAATTATACATTTTATTCCTACGACAAGTGATGTGGTAACACCATCAGATACTACTGTACTTACAGCAGGTGTGTTATTTATAGGTACAGGAGGTGATATAAATGTTGTACCGGCGGATGGTTATAGTGCCGTATTATTTAAGAATGTGGCAGATGGTACTTTTCTTCCATTATTAGTGACCAAGGTTTATTCTACTAATACAACTGCCGCAGATATAGTTATTTGTAGATAGTTTATATATTATTAATATATATTTCTAATTAATGAGTGGTATATATAAAATAGAATCTATTATTAAACCAGAAAGGGTTTACATTGGTAGTACTATAAATATTTTTAAAAGATATAATCAACATTTGTATAGATTAAAAAGAAAAATACATATTAATAGGAAATTACAGAATCATTATAACAAATATGGTATGGAGGATCTTAAATTTTATATAATATTATATGGGTGTGATGAAAATGAACTAATTATTATAGAACAATTATTTTTAGATAGTTATAAGCCATGGTTTAATATATGTAAAATAGCAGGAAGTACGTTGGGAATAAAAGCATCAGAGGAATCTAAACAAAAAATGAGAAAAGCACAGAAAGGTAAAGTGCCTTGGAGTAAAGGAAAACATTTATCTGAAAGTCATAAACAAAAAATAAGTATAAAACAACTTGGTAAAAACAATTCTATGTACGGTATAGAACCTTGGAATAAAGGTAAGAAAGGATTACAAAAAATGACTGAAGAAATGCGAAATAATATCAGTAAAGGTGTTAGAAAAATGTATGAAGAACGTAAACAAAAAGTAGTATGAAATGGCAATAGGAAATGCAATAGGAATACCTTTTAATACTTCCTTTAATTTTTCAGCGTACTGGGCAAGACAAGATGAATGTTATGAGATATGGAAAATAACTGGTGCAGGAGATCTTGTTGGATTAAAACGTGGTGATACATTAACAGTTGGCGGCACTGCCGGGAGTTATACATTTCAAGTACCAAATACAGCACCTTATCAGGGTTATGATACTGATTATATCTGGTTTGACCCTGATACCCAGCAAAGAACTGTTACCGAGGCAGAATTGGTCGGTTATGATTTTATTAAAACAATAGTAAAATATTTAGATATTGTTCCTTATTCTATTGAATATGTAATGATACTTATTTCAAGTCCTGTTGGGGTTAAGGAAAACAAAATGAGGAATGATTTTCATTTGTCTGTATGGTGGAGTAATGTTTTAAGTTTTTATGGTTACATAAAAGGTAATAGAGGAATAGGATGGTCAACAAGGATTATTGACACATTTAC